TATATTCTGACGGAACTAATGTTGTAAAACTTCATGAGCAAAGAAACTGGAGAGTAGTTTCAGCAGCAGAAACAGTTCAAGCTGGTGCTCAACTTTTAGTAAATACAAATGGTGGAGCAGTAACGATTACACTTCCAGCATCACCTTCAACAGGTGATGAGGTTTCATTTGTAGATCAAGGTTATGATTTTGATAGTAACGCATTGACTGTTGGAAGAAATGGATCTAATATAGCTAACTCAGCAGCTGATTTAGTAGTCAATACTCAAGGTGCTGGTTTCTGTTTAGTTTTTTCAGGAGACGCTACAACAGGTTGGACATTTAAGGAGAAATAGAATATGGCAAATTACGAAGCAACAAGATACGATTTTTCAGGAGCAAATCTTACTGGTATCGAGGGAATTCCTACGGCTACTATTGTGCCGTGGTCTTCTTCTTCAGTGCCAACAGGTTTCTTAGAGTGTAATGGTGCAAACGTTTCAAGATCTACTTACTCTGCATTGTTTGCAATCATAGGTACAACTTACGGAGCTGGAGATGGATCTTCAACATTTACTTTACCTGATCTTCAAGATAACGTTGCAATGGGTAAATCTGGAACTAAAGCTTTAGCATCAACTGGTGGAGCAAATACGGTAGCCGCTTCAGGTACAGTAGGTGGTTCAACAGCTAACGCAACTTTAACAACTGCACAACTTGCATCTCACAGTCACGCTATGCAACCAACTAACTGGGGTAGTCACCACCCGAACCAAGGTTTTGGAGCAGGTTATACTCAAAATACTTCAGCTAGACCACAAACTAGAAACACGACTAGCACAGGTTCTGGTACTGGTCACTCGCATAACATGAGTGCAACATTTACAGGTAGTGCAACTTCGGTAGTACAACCGTTTTTAACAATTATTTATATTATTAAGACGTAGGAGAAAAGATGGCAACAAACGCAACATGGACAATAGTATTTGATGATAAGATGATCATTAAACAAAGTGAAGGAATTGGATATACAATTGATGATGATACTTTTTGGAATCAATCACAATTTTCTAATATCTGGGCTATTCAATACGGAACTTCTAATTCTTCTGATGAAGTAGAACACAGAGATGAAACTCCTCATTGTAGTTATGCAGATGCAAATTTAGGAGATATTGGTCAATTTATAAGCAGATGGGACTCAGCGCATTTAGAACAATTACAAATTGATTGGGACGAAGATCCTAGAGACGAATCTGAAAAAGGCCCTAGACCTACATCATACTCATCTCAATAAAAGCCAAGAAGTTAAAATATATTTTTCACCAGATAATGGTGAGTTTCCTCTATGCACGTATGGAAATGCTGCTGGCCAAATAACTATTCTACCAGTTTTAGGTTTAACTCTTTTTGAAAAATGTAAAAATTCTGTTTCACCACCTTCTTCAACATCATTTAGATAAATAGTATAAACAAAAGCTCTAGATTCATTATCAAAACCTGAACCATGTTCTAGATGCCAGACGTGATATCCTTCTGTAGGTAAAGTTTTTTGAATTTTTACTTCAGTATAAAAAAATTTTTCTTGATTATAACCTGCACCAGCTCCTGTATTTTTTTTATAATGTTGCCATGCCATATCAAAATTATGTAATAAAGGTTTAATATTTTCCCACCAAACTTTTAAATTTCTTGGTCCAGCAAAATACTGTTGATCTTGTTTTTCTGTGATTGGTGAATTTTCAAATTCTATTCTATTCATAGTATTTTTAAACTTATCTTGATCTTCATAAAAGTTAATGGTGTTATTACATTCTTCTGGTGTAATGTATCCATCATATACACCTATGAAATTATTTATATTTACAGTTCTTTCAGACATGTTTTAATTCCTCTTATACGTTTAATGTCATATAACTTACAGATATTCTCCAATAAGGTATTTTTTTTATTTCTTGTGATTGATGTCTTTTAGTAGAATCAAATAGTACAAAATCTCCAGGTGAATATTTAAATATTTCGCCTTCAATATTTAATTCACCTCCCCAATCTTCAGCCCATTGAGGTGTTAAAAATCCCACAATACTATGATGTGAGGGAGCTTTTCCAGTAGCTGTATCAACGTGAAATTCTGTATAGTGATTATCATTTTGAGCGTTTAATGAGATGCGTTGTATTTTTCTAGCTAATTTAAAATTGTGTTGTTCACTTAATCCTTGATTTATTCTATCATATAAACAATTAAAATATCCAATCCAATAAGGGTCATTATATAATACTTCACCATTTTCTAAAAAAGTTACACCTGGAAAAGCTCCTCTTGGTTTTCCTGGTTCAGAGGCTCTATTAAGATTCCACATATTTTGATTAATGATTCCCTCATAAAGTTCAAAAGAATCTTGTAGACTTAAAACGTTTTTTATTACCTTTATCATTTTACGATTTCATTCTTTTTAAAATTAATATATAAGATATTATATGCTACAAAAATTAAATTTCAAGCCCGGATTTAACAAGATGGTCACAGAATCGGGAGCAGAGTCCCAATGGGTCGACGGAGATTTTGTTAGATTTAGATATGGACTACCAGAAAAAATAGGTGGTTGGAATCAATTAAGTGTTGCTGGAGAAACTTTACCAGGAGTTGCAAGGGCTCAACATTCTTGGTCATCTTTAGCTGGTGAAAAATATGCAGCTATAGGAACATCACAGGGTTTATTTTTATATTACAGTGAACAATTTTTTGATATCTCTCCACTTGATACAGCCATAACTGGCTGCACGATTTCTACAACTAACGGATCAACAACGGTAACTATACATAAAGGTTCGCATGGTTTATTAGTTGGAAGATATATTACCTTATCATCAGTGACAGTGACAGGAGCATCAGATTTCACAGCATCAGAATTAGAAAAGGCTTATGAAATTTTAACAGTAGCAACAGACAGTTTTACAATCCAAGCCTCACGTGCTGAAGGTGGATCGGGTATGACAGCGGCCGGAGCTGCAACAGTTAATCCATACGTTATTGTTGGACCTACTGACCAAACAGCAGGTTATGGTTGGGGAACATCTTCTTGGGGAGCTGAAACATGGGGAACAGAAAGATCTACGAGTTCTGTAATTCTAGATCCAGGAAACTGGAGTTTAGATAATTTTGGAGAAGTACTAGTTGCAACTATTAGAGATGGAAAAACTTTTACATGGAATGCTGGAGCATCAAGTCCAAGAGGAATCAGAGCTTCACAAACAACAACTAATTTTGTAACAACAGCTAATCCAACAGCATCAAGATTAACACAAGTATCAGACAGGGATAGACATCTATTTCATTTTGGAACAGAAACAACTATTGGTGATCCAACAACACAAGATCCGATGTTTATTAGATTCTCAAATCAAGAGGATTTAAATACATACGCACCAACGGCAACAAACACTGCGGGTACGTTTAGATTAGATAAAGGAAATAAAATAGTTGGAGCTGTATCTGGTAAGGATTATACTTTAGTTTTAACAGATACATCTGCTTATGTAATTCAATTCGTTGGTCCGCCATTTACATTTAGTGTTAGACAGGTTGGTTCAAATTGTGGATTGATGGGTCAACATGCATTAAGTTATTCTGATGGTAAGGTGTTTTGGATGTCAGGCCAAGGTGGATTTTTTGTATTTGATGGTACAGTAAAATCATTACCATGTCTTGTTGAGGATTTTGTATTCACAACAGACGGAGATAATTTAGGTATAAATTTTAATGCTAGTGATATTGTTTTTGCAAATCACAATACTCTTTATGGTGAAGTAAATTGGTTTTATGCAAAAGATGGATCTGATCAGATTGATCGTTGCGTGACTTATAATTATGGAGAGAACGTTTGGACTACCTCATCATTAGCAAGAACAACATATGGTGATGTTGGAGTTTTTGATACACCAAAGGCAACTGAATATAATAAAACAGGATTACCTGTATTTCCTGATATATTAGGAATTACAAATACTCATGGGGCATCTATATATTATGCTCATGAGGTTGGCACAGATCAGGTCAATAGTTCAGGAACAACTTCAATTAATGCATTTATACAGTCTGGAGATTTTGATATTACACAAAGACGAAGTCCTTTAGGTCAATCAACAGGGTTGGCTGATTTTAGAGGAGATGGTGAGTTTTTTATGTCTGTCAAAAGATTTATACCAGATTTTAAAGTTCTTACAGGTAATTCAAAAATTACATTACTATTAAATGATTACCCAAATAATACAGCCGCAGGCTCACCACTTGGTCCCTTTACAATTACATCATCTACTGATAAGATAGATACTAGAGCAAGAGGAAGACTTGTTGCTCTTAAGATAGAGAATGATGCTGTAGGTGAAACTTGGAGATATGGCACTCTAAGACTTGATGCACAACCAGATGGTAGAAGATAATGACAATAGATAAAAAAATAAGTTATGAAGTACAAGGTGGTGTAAAAAACTATCTAGGAAAACAAAAAGAAGTTACAGCTCCAGTAAAATGGAAATCTAGTCCTGATAGTCCAGAAACAGAATTAGCATATATTACAAAAGCAGAAAAAAATTTACTTGTTAAAAAAGATTTACATGGCTCACTAAAAGGTGGTGTTAACAAAGGACCATCAGGTATTATGAGTCTAGATGGTTTTGGATCATTTGATGATCCTAGCGATCCAGGAAGAGACACAGGTATGTCTGGTGCTGCAACAAGTGATGCAGAGGCAGGTAGAACCACAGCTAATACAAGAGCTGAAGGTCCTGGAAGAAACTTACCACCAGGGGTTAGAGATAAAGGTTTAGAAGGTTATAGAGATGCATTTATTGCAGCAGGTGGTGGCCAAAGAGTTAATCCAGGTTTTTTTGATAGCAGAAATGTTGTATCTCCAGCAGAGATAGCAAGAGCTAGAGCATTTAATCCAGCTGCATTTAGGGCTGGTCGTAGAGGTAGTGGCATTTTAGGTTTTCTTGGCGGCGGTGGAATTATAGGAAATTTAGTAAGAGGTCTCGGACAAAGACTTGGTTTTGGTAAAAGATTTAATGAACCAACTTATGATATGTCTCAATTTAATAATTTAGGTTTATTTGGACAAGTACCAGAAGATTTTGAAGATGATCCTAAAATATCTTTAACATCTTTTACAACACCAAAAGATATAATAGATAATGTTGTAATTGATAATGATATGAGTCTAGTTCCAGATAGACCAATGATAGGAACAGACAGAACTGTTTTAAGCGATTATGATAATTATTTAATGGATGCTCCACTTAATAATCCTTTAAGTCTTGAAGAATTTTCACGACTGCAAGCTGCAGGAAGAGGTGGTATTTTAGATCTGTAATGGCTAAAGTAACAAATTATATACCTGAACCAAAACCAGAGTATGATCAAGAAAATCAAAGACAGATATTAGAGTCATTAAGTACTTTACAAAATCAACTTAATTTTTCTTTTCAACAGGATTTAAAAAACGAACAAGACGCTTTTAATTATTTTCTATCATGACAATAAGATATCAAAATCAAGGTTATAAACAAACTGGTACGGCTAAGACTACAGTGCTTACATGTCCTACTGATGCAACAATTATAGTTAAAAGTCTTTATTGTGCAAATAATGATGCATCATCAGCCATTGCGGTGAACATGAATTTTGTTGATTCATCTGATTCAAACACTGAGTATGAATTTTTTAGAGATGACGTAGCGGCTAAATCGCAAGTAAATGCTACGCCACAGGGCTTGAATTTAGAAGCAGGAGATGCTATAACTGTTCAAGCGGCTACAGGCAGTAGTAAAATACAAGGTCTGATAAGTTTTGCTTTAATAGATAGATCGCAAGAAAATGGATAAAGACATACCAAAGATAGAGTGTACAACTATAACAACATATAGAAATACTAAGACAGGAGAAGTGCATAAAGAAAAAGTAGAAGGACCAGATATCGTACAAGATGTTACAGTTCAAGTTACTAATAAAGGTCTAGAAGTATTTCAGAAAGTGATGAATGAAAATAAGAAACCAAAGCCCTAGAGGTGGCACAGAATTACAATTTGAATATTTAAGAAAGCATGTTGAACATAGCTTACTTAATCAGGTAGAGATCTGTACCTCTGTACCAGAAAAGACACCACTACATCCAACAAAGATAAATATACTCTGGCAAAAAAATTCTTGGGATCAACCTAATTTAAATCCATGGTTTAAAGATAAATCTAATCACAATAAATATGATTGGTATGTATTTAATTCTAATTGGAACTTTGAACAGTTTACAAAAAATTTTGATCTACCTAGAGAAAAATGTCTTGTAATTAAAAATGGTATTGAGAATGTAGAACCTATACCTACTGTTTATAAAAAAGGTGACCCAATAAAAATTGTTCATCATTGCACACCTTGGAGAGGACTATCTGTGTTGTTAGGTGCGATGCAATTAGTTAAAAATCCTTTGATTACTTTAGATGTGTATTCTTCTTGTGAGGTATATGGTCAATCATTTTTTGAACAGAATGATCACCAATACAAAGAACTATATGAACAAGCAGAAAAATTACCAAACGTAAATTACATTGGTTATAAATCAAACGAATACATAAAGAAAAATTTAAAAAATTATAGAATGTTTGTATATCCAAGTATATGGGAAGAGACATCTTGTATATCTTTACTTGAATCAATGTCTGCAGGTTTATATTGCATAACCACAAACTATGGAGCTATCTACGAAACAGGTGCAGAATTTCCAATGTACGTGCCGTATTCTAATAATTATAAAAATTTGGCTAGAAAGTTTGCGGTAGGAATAGATGCAGCTGCAGAAATGTTAGATACAGATGGAATAAATCAACATTTAAAAATGCAACAAAATTATGTAAATAAATTTTATGATTGGAATATAAAAGCTCAAGCTTGGACTAGATTTTTAAAAGGAGCAATAAATGCAAAACAATAAACCAATATGGTTTTCTGAAACAAATGAAGATAGAGGCGCGGTAGAAAAAATAGAAAAGGTTAGTTCTGATTCAAACGTAAGAACTATAAATATAAATGAAATGTTGGATAAACCAAAAGCAAAAATTATGGTTGCCACTCCATGTCATAGTGAAGTGTCTATGCATTATTGTCAAGCAGTATTAAAATTTCAATTAGACTGTATGCAACAAGGTATACTTGTTAGCTATACTCTTCTTAAATCATCACTAGTTACACAAGGTAGAAATCTTTGTGTTGCAGAGTTTTTAAATCATAAAGATCATTATGATTATCTTTTATTTATAGACTCAGATATAGATTTTGATTCTAAAACTATCTACAAAATGATAGGTGCCGATAAAGATATTATATCTTGTCCGTATCCCATGAAAACATTTGATCTAGATAAGATGTGGAAAAAAATGAAAGAGACAGACATAGTTAAAACAAAAGATGATGTGCTAAGAGCTGCGCATGTGTTTCCTCTTAAGATTGGTAAGAATGAATTAGAAATGAAAAATGGGGTTATTAAAGTAACTCATGCTCCTACAGGGTGTATGTTAATCAAAAGATCTGTTATTGAAAAAATGATTAAACATCACCCAGAACTAGAGATATATCAACCCACTGTTATTAATGGTAAAGAGGTTAAAAAAGAAAATTTCTATAATCTATTTGATACCCTACATGATATAAAAACTAAAAGATACTTTGGTGAGGACTTTGGTTTTTGTCAAAGATGGACAGATATGGGTGGAGAGATATATGTGTATGCCTTAGACTATATAACCCATGTTGGTGATCATCAATATTGTGGTAGATTTTTTGATCTATTAGAACACGCAAAACGTGTTGACGATAGTAAAAAAATCAAATAAACTGCGATACTACAGGAAATATACCTGCCCTAAACTAGTTTAATTAATATATGACAATATCACGTATGCAGAACCCGAGACAATTATATGGCCTAGGAAGCTTAGTAAAGTCTATTACCAAACCGATTAAAAAGGTGGCTAGAGGTGTAAAGAAATTTGCTAAATCTGATCTAGGTAAAGCTGCATTATTAGCTACTGCAGGAGCGTATGGTTTTGGAGCAGGACCTTTTTCTGCTACTGGAATGTTTAGTTCTGCACCAGGAGCTGGTTTTTTAAGAGGTATGACATTACCTAATTTTCTTAAAGGACCTAAAACTTCAAAATTTTTTGGTAAAATAGGAGACACACTTGTTGACGTGGGTATAGGTTCTTTAATAGGTGGTGGTATAGATGCATTTCAAAGATCAAGATTACCTGAGCCTGAGTTTAGAAGGGAAGGTAGAACTGCAGAAGAGATAGCAGAGCTTGAAAGAGAGCTTAGACAAAATTATAAAAATCTTGGATACTCAGAAGGAGAGATAGATTTACTTGTAGAACAGAATATGAAAGAGTACAGAGCAGAAGGTGGTAGAATAGGTTATGCTATGGGAGATAGTGCAGAACAAAACGCGATGCAGGCATCAGGGATCATGGGTCTACCATTAAATGAGAATCCTGCAGGTGTAACAGAATTAGACCTTAGAAATACTGGTGGATTTATTCCTCCGGTTGGTGTAAAAGAAAAAGCAGACGACATCCCTGCGATGCTTTCAAATAACGAATTTGTATTTACAGCTGATGCTGTGAGAGGAATGGGTGACGGTGACGTTAACAAAGGTGCTGAACGTATGTATAGCATGATGAAACAATTAGAAAACGGAGGAAGAGTCTAATGGCTACAGAAACAATAACACAGATAAATCAACCGGCTCCGTTTATTGAAGCGGCAGCAAAACCGTTTTTACAAGAATTAACAACAGCAGTTGGTGGATTAAAAACTGCTGACCTTACAAAACAATTTGGTCCACAATTTGTAGCTGCACCTGGTGCATTACAAACACAAGCAGAAGGATTAGCAAGTGGACTAGGAGGCTTTCAACCGTTCTTACAGACTGCAGCAGCAAGAACTGGACCATCAGCATATCAAGCTTTCATGTCACCATTTCAACAAGATGTTATCAAAACATCTTTAGATGAATTTGATAGACAAACTCAAATGGGTATACCTGCATTAAATGCACGAGCTATTCAAGCAGGTGCTTTTGGTGGTGCAAGACAAGGAGTACAAGAAGCAGAATTTTTATCTAACCAAGCTAGAAACAGAGCTGCACTACAAGCACAATTATTAGGTCAGGGTTTTAGCCAAGCACAACAATTAGCGGGTGCTGATTTTTCAAGACAAATGAATTTAGCTCAAGCGACTCCTGCATTGTTGGGTCAACAGATAGGAGCACTGTCAACTCTTGGAGGACAGCAACAAGCTCAAGAACAAGCGAGACTATCAGCTGCACAGCAATTAGCACAAGCACAAGCTGGTCAACAGATAAGTGCAGCACAGACTTTAGGATCAGGCATCATGGGTCTAATCTCAGGATATCCTGGTGGAACACAAACACAAATGCAACCAACACCTAGTCCTTTACAGACAGCGTTAAGTGCAGGTGCTACGTTAGCAGGAATATATAGATCACTATAATGAGTATAACACTTAAAAGACCAATGTTTAGAAGAGGTGGAGAAGTAGGTGGTGGTATTACTTCTGGTATGAGAGAGAATTTTGAAGTTGGTACAAAACCATCTGAAAGAATCAGAGCAGTTTTAGATGAATACTCTGCACCAGCTATTGATCCTATCAATCAATTATTAATTGAAGGTGGACTAAGAGGTTTGTCAACTGCAGGTAAAGGTGGAACATTAGCTAATTTAGCTTCTGCGTTTGAAGAACCTACGCAAAATTTATTTAAAAATTTAGCTATAAAAAGAAAACAAGATAGAGATACTGCACTTGAAGGTGTGATTGCAGATATAGGTCAAGAACAATCAGATGAAGCAAATAGAATAAAAAAAGAAATAGCTGAATTACAAAATGAAAGAATTGCAGCTGAAGGTGATAAAGATAGACAAAATAAAATTGATGTAGAAATATTAAAAAATAAAAATGAATTAGAACAGATAGAAAAGAAAGCAGAACTTAAAGTTGGTAAAGAGTTCAGAACAGACCAAGTTCGACCAGCATTTGAGAATGTAGTAAATAATCTAACAACAGTATATGCGGAAAGTAAAAATCCTGCGGTAAAAGCATCTCCAGATCTAAGTGCATTTAATGTAACTAAATTTAGAAGAGAAGCATCACCTGATATATTAGCAAAATATAGAGGTTTTAAACCTTATACATTTGATAATAAAGGAAAGATAATAGCCCTGCCTACAGATAACTATAAACCTGGGGACATAATATATGATCCGTTAACAACAGACTTTTTAGTATTTGATAATACAGGTGGAACTTACAGACTAGATCCATTAACATTTGAAATACAGGAGTAACCTATGGCTACTCTAAGCCTAGACGATCCAAGATTTCAACCTTTAACTCCTGAAGAAGAGGAGAGAAGAAAGAAACAGAAAAAGATCACAGAGGAAAACAAGCAAGATATTATCAAAGCAGGTTTTGACGAAACAGATATAGAATTAGAAAGCATAGAAGCCAATAACGAAGTATCAGGTGCCACTGCATTTGCAGCAGGTCTAGCATCTGGTGTTATTAAAGTTGGTGAGGGTGTCGTATCTCTAGGTGCAGAATTAATTGATTTAGGAGCAGATACAAATACAGCAGCATCAGTTGAACAATTTTTTGATACATTAAATCCATTCGAAGAGATAGCAGAAAAGAGAGCTGTGGGTAGACTTACAGAGGCTTTAATTCAAATAGGTGTACCAGGTGGTGCTGGTGCAAAAGCGGCCACTATGGCTGCCAAAGCATTAAAAGCAAAAAGAGCTGGTAAGTATCTAGATTATAAAAAAGCAAATGTAAAAAAAGGTACAGCTAAAGCAAAAAAATTAAATGAATTATCTGGTAAACAAAGATTCGCTGCGATTGTTGCAGGAGGTGCAGCGGGTGAAACATTAGTTGCTGATGTAGAAAGAATTGGAACAATAGGAGATGTTTTTGAAACAGATTTTGGACTTATACAACAATTAGATAGAGATATAAGTGAGGACCCTTCAGATGATGCTGCAAGAAAACTTATGAATAGAGTTAAGTTTGGTGGTGAATCTATATTATTAACACCATTTGTTTACGGTGTAGGTGCTGGTGCTAAAGCTTTGGCTAAAAGAGGAAAAGAACTTGCATATAGTAGTTCTAGAATAGAGAGAGGTTTGGATAAATTAGCTTCTATATTTAGATTTAGAGGAACTAAACCAGAGCAGATTGCAACTGCTAAACAAAAACAAAAAGCAAGAGGCATGAGAGATACTAATTTTGCAGAAGAACAAGTGTTCAGAATAGATAAAGAGATAGACAAAGTATTTCCTGAATACAGAAAATTTTTTAATGCTTCTTCTAATGAAGAAAGAAAAAAATTTTTAAAACTGTTAGATGATACTTTATTTGAAGGTGATTTAACAAAACCTTTAGATGCAAAATTTAAAAAGGATGTATTGACCACTGTTATAAAAAGAATGGGTAAAGATGAGGGAGCTGTTACTGGCAACAAGATTATAGATATATTAGATAAAACAAGAAAAGAATTTAATAACCTATTAGAAGTAACAGCAGCTGGACCAGGGGCAAAGGTAGATCTACCTCCAGGTGTCACTAAAGATCTTAGAAAGATCATGGGTAATAGAGTTAAAAATTATATTGGTAATACATTTGAAATATTTGAAGATGCAGAGTCTGGTTTCTTTCAAAAATATAAACCAACAAAAGATGCTGTAAAAAATGCAACGGCGTTATTTAAAAGATATGCAGCTAAAAATAAAAACCCCATTACAGATTTAGAAGCGGAGGGTATGGTTAATGATATTATAAAACAGGTTAGAAAGATGGATCCATCTAAAGATACTCTACCAACTTTTATGTATCAAGATTTATCTAAACTTGCAGATGATGCATTTGGTTTAAAAACATTTGCACAGACTTTAACAAAAAATCTACCTGGTGGTAAAAAAGAAATACAGGTTATAGGTAAAGGATCTAAAATATTTAGAGAATTATTTGGTGAGATAAATGATGTAAGACACTCTATCTTTGAAGGTACAAATAGATTGTCTGCAATAGCTAGAAAAAATCAATTATTTGATGAGATACTAGATGTGGATGATGCTATGAAAGCAGCTGTAAAATCAGATACGCCACTTGGACAAAGGGGATTCTTTCACGATAGTCCACTTTCTGCAAAGAGAGCGTTTGGTCCCGAAGCAGATATTGTAAAAATGGATCCTTATGTAAAAGAATATTTTAAAGATGGTGTGTTGGTAAATAGATTATCTAATACATATACTACAAGAGAGATAGCAGAAGGGTTTACAAATGTATCTAAAATACAAGATTTTATGAGAGGAGATACAGGTGGTGCGTTAGGTAAAACTTTTTCTGCAGCATGGAGATATGGAGTCTTAACACCAAAAGCAGGTGCGCAGTATGCTAAAACAATTCTATCTGTACCCACACATATAAGAAACTTTTTAAGTTCTGCAGCATTTTCTATTGCAAACGGTGCAATACTTTCTGATCCAAGAGTTTTTGCAAGAGCAATGAAAAATGCATTTGGCACTGTACAGGTAGGTGGACCAAGAAAAGAAGTATCTCAAAAAAAATATCAAGAATATTTAGAATTAGGTATTGTAAACACAAACGTAAGGCTTGGAGATCTTCGTAATCTAATGAAAGATATCAGATTTGGTGAGGGTAATATCGCAACTGACAGTGTATTAAAACCAATGTTAGAAACTTTGGGTAAAAGAACATCGAGAGGTGTCAAAAAAGCTGGTAAGTTTATGCAAGACTTATATGTGGCTGAAGATGATATCTGGAAGATTGTAAACTACGAAACACAATTGATAAAAAGAGGAGACTTGTACAGAAAAGCAGGTATCAAAATATCTGACGATGCACTTAAAAGAGAGGTAGCAGAGATTGTACAGGATACTGTTCCAAACTACGCAAAGGTTGGTGAGTTTGTAAGGGCTATGCGTGTATCTCCACTTGGTAACTTTATGTCCTGGCCATCAGAGGTATTTAGAACAGGTGGTGGTATATTTAAACAGATAATGAAGGATCTAAGAGATCCGGTAACAGGTAAAATAAATCCAATAACAAGTAAAAACCCTATGAAATCAGAAGGTATGAAAAGACTTATAGGTACAACATTTGCTATGGGTGTAATTCCATATGGATTAATTAAAGGATCACAAGCAATTTATGGAGTGACACAGGACGAAGCAGATGCTGCAAGAGACTTTGTTGCACCATGGTCAAAAAATTCACAATTAATATTTGTTAAAGATCCAGATACAGGAGAGTTATATTATACAGACTGGTCTAAAAATAATGTTTACGATACATTATCAAGACCATTCCAAAGTTTACTTACAAATATACAACAGGGTATAGAAGATGAAGAAGTATTATTAAAAGGTTTTATAGAAGGTATTGCAAAAGCTGCTGGTGAAACAGCTTCACCTTTTATATCAGAATCTATCTATTCAGAAGCATTTGCAGATATCATGTTAAGAGGTGGTAGAACTAGAGAAGGTCAAGAGTTGTGGACGGATACAACACCACTTGGTGAACAAATAGAAAT